TGCCGCATTTTGTTCGTCAATCTTAGCGTTGTGCTTCAGGTAACGGATACAGACGCCAAGTTCCATGTTGGCGAGTTGTTTCTGTGGGTCAATGCCGTGTGTGCAGCCGACCTTGCACGCAATCTTGAGTTCGGCTTCGCATCCTTCTTCAATCTGTCGCGGTGACAAGATGTTGCAATGACCGTCAATTACCTCCTCTCCGCACCAATCACAAAACGCCCGCATTCCATAACGCCCGTTCCGCTTTGCAATCATGAATGCCATAACATTTCCTTTCGTCTGAAAACGCAATCACCAAACACGCTGGTCAATCTTCTGGCGTCAGCCCCGTCAGGCTCCGCATGATGTGGGGCAGGTTCTGCACCGTCTCGTTCGCCAAGTTTGGATTGTCAACCAACCGGATCGGCTCCAGCCACTCCGCAATCGTCTCAACGGCTCGTGCCGTGCCGGCGTCCCAGCCCTCCTCGAATCGGTCGTCCTTGGATGTCGGCACCGCTGCCGCTGTCTCCGCCTGCGGTGCCTGCTGCAGCGCGTCCAGCTCAATCTGCAGGTTTCGGCACTTGCTGATCTTTTCAATCAGTTGCGTTTCCGTCCGCTGTGCCTGATTCTGCCACTGGTTTCGCTCCAGCCGCTCCTGCACCAACTCAGCCTTAACGGCTTCCAGTTGCTGCTGCAGCCCGCTGATTGTCCCCGCCTGCAATGCCCATTCCGATGCAACAACGTCCAGCCTGTGCTGCAGATCGGCAATCGTTCGCTCGGCCTGCACCTGATTCCACACACCACCCAACGCCGCATTGGCCACTTCGCTGGGTGTAATGTCGTCAGCCTGTCCCTCAATCTCCGCCAGCACTTCTGTTGTTGTTTCATCACTCATTATTCGCATCTCCTTCAAAATGGAACCTCATCACCCCACTGATTCACCGGAGCGGCCAACTCAGCCACCCGTGTGGGTCTCTCATCCACAAACTCAGCATTCAACACGCGGTCAAATTTCCCCTTCTTCTGCACTCGAATTCTGGACGGCTCACGGCACACCCCTTTGTTCATGGCAATCACCGCCTCGGCAACCGTGGCAGGCATGGGAAAGATGCTCCGCAGCTTCCACCACTTGCACGCGTTGTCGTAGGCAAAATTCGTGTGCTCAAAACCGATCCATTCACGCACCACAATCCACGTCAGATTGCCTGTGGGCATGTCCTCGAAATTCACTCGATACGTCACACACAGCGTTGGCGGTCCCGGTATCGGTCCCTTTTTGTTGTGGAGGTGCCAATCCACACCTTCCACCCGATACCAAACCGGCTCTGACTCGCCCACGATGCTGCTGTCACTGTCGGCCTCGCTTCCGTGCCGTGGTCCTGTGTCCATCTGACGGACAAAGATATTGCCGCACTCCGGGCATTTCATCGCCCCCAGGCTGCACTCATTCTGACACCGCGGACAGACCTTCGACGGTGCTGCTGATCCGTCTGCGTTGCGCGGTTTGCTCACTCCGTAATCGTCAGAGTCTAACGGCCCGTGCCGCTGCAGATTGCCCCCAAAATCCAAAATCAGACAATCGGCCTTGCCCTCTGCCATCCGCAGCCCACGCCCGACAATCTGAGCAAACAGCCCCGGTGACATGGTAGCCCGCAGGACTGCTACCGCGTCAATGCGCGGTGCATCAAATCCCGTGGTCAGAACATCCACATTGACGCACCACCGCAGACGCCCGGCCCGGAAATCCGACAGCACCCGCTGTCGTTCAATTGCTGGTGTTTCGCCCGTCACAATGCCGACTTCCTGCCCGGTGATCTGCTGCAGGCTGTAGGCCACTTCCTCCGCATGACTCACGCCAGCGCAGAACACCAGCACACTCTGCCGACCGTCGCACAGGATTGTCAGCTCGCAACAGGCACTGTGTACGATGTCGCCGCTGAATGCCTTTTCCATCTCTGACGCCACAAACTCCCCACCGCGTATTGCCACGCCCTGCAGATCTGCTTGTGTGTCTGCCGGCTTGTTCGTCAGCCGGCTGAGAAATCTACCCTCGATCAGTGTTCCCGTTTTCGCCTCATAGCAAACACCCGAAAACAGCTTGTCCGGCCCGCAGATGCTGCCTTCGTTTGTGCGAAATGGCGTAGCCGTCAGCCCCACGCAAAACAGTCGTTTATTGTGCCGCTGCAGCCCCGTCAGAAATTGTCGGTACATGCTGCCGGCGTCGTCGGAAATCAGGTGTGCTTCATCAATCACCACCAGACCACGCTGCCCGAAATCCTCAGCGTCTCTGTATACGCTCTGAATGCCGCAGCAAATGACCGCGCTGTCAATGTCCCGCTCGCCCAAACCTGCAGAATGAAGCCCGACCTGCAGCCCCGTCAACCGCTCAATCTTCTCCGCGTTCTGCTGCAACAGTTCTTTTCGGTGTGCCAGCACCAGAACACGCTGCCCCCATTGCACGGCCTGCTGAATCAGCAGGGCAATCACGATGGACTTCCCCGCCCCTGTCGGCAGGACAATCAGCGGATTGCCTTTGCCGTCCACGATCCACTGCCACGCCGCCGCGTTGCTTTCGGCCTGATACCATCTCGCTTCCATCGGTTCGCATCTCCCCGCAAAAACCCGGCAGCGTTTCCGCTGCCGGGACTCGCACCACCGCAAACACTCAGACCATCAGCCCCACGGATTCGCCATCTGTGCCGCAGGTGCAGGATAGCTGGTCTGTGTCATCGACTGCCCGCTGCTGCGTTTCGCCGCGTAGCCTTTGACCTCGTTCGACAGCTTGCCGTCATACTCCCGCACGTCCAGCGTGACAGTCAGTTGCCGGTTGTGGAGTTGCTGAGAGTCTGACACTCGCGCCACGCCTACCGCGTCCATGATGGCCTTCAACCGCTGTTTGGCAATCAACACCGTCTGCGGATTTGTGTGTCGCAGATTGAGCCTGTCCCAGACCTTCCGGCCTTTGTACTCGGGATCGACAATCTGCAACACCAATTCCAGATACGGCGCACCGCCGGACTTCGGCGACTTGTCGCCGCTGTCCACGATGATTGCCTGGTACTCACCAGCGGGAACTGCACCGCGTACCGTTTCCGCCTCAACATTGCTCATGTCGATATCGTTCAAATTTGCCATCTCAATCAACCTTTCGCATCTGAAGACACACCCGAAACATACTGAGCATACGCCGCCCAGTTGAACTCGATTTCCTCCGGCATTGCCAGCCTGTTTTTGGCCAGTGCTGTCGGAGTTTCCACACACCTCACAAATCGCTCGCCGTTGCCTGACGCAATCACGCGGTCCCGATTGAACCCCTGATCCTCCTTTTTCGTGAAGACTCGATAGCTGGCGAACAGCACTTCGTCGCACCACTCCTGCAGCAGTGCGGATGCTGTGTCGTGCAGTGCCGGCTGGTAGCGGTCGTAGCTCTCCGCTGTTGGGTCCTGGTGTTTTTTGATGGCACAGTGTGCCAGCAAAATCACACCAATTCCCTTCTCCTTCCGCAGCCAGTCCAGCCCCGTCAACAGCTTGTCCCAATACACCACGGCGGACTTGTATCCCGCACCATAGCCAATGTCGGCAATGGACTTCTTTCCGGCGTCCGCTGCCACCTGCGCGTGAATGATGGCTTCCAGCCAGTCCACCGAATCGATTGCCAACCAGCGGAACTGATGCTGATTGTTCGCCAGCCACATGATAGCCGCGTTGACCTGTTCCCACGTCTGGACCTGATCCGTGCGGGCGCAGTCGATATCGTTCAAACCGTCTTCAACATTCAGAAACAGCACGCCGGGAGCCTGTGCAGCCCACGACGATTTGCCAATCCCGTGTGTGCCGTACAGCATGACTCGCCGTGGCACCTGTTTTTTCCCTGTCGTAATTTTCACCGTTCGCATCTCCAAACAAAACCAACCACATCAACCCACCGTGGGCTGATCGTGCTCCCGTCTGTCCAACTCACCGGACCTCAATTTTCTAACAACCTCATCAACCTCCGCCAGTTCCTCCGGCGTTGCCGAGATCAATCGCGGGTATTGCTGCCGATGCTGCAAGTGTTCCTGCCGGAACATTGCGGCAGTGTCAACATCCTCGAAGGCTCGCAGGCAGTCCGGCTCAACGTATCGTGCGCTGCTCATTACACCACCCTCCGCACACTAAACCGGCTTTTGCCGTTCGCCCTGATATTCTCGGTGATCTCCCACCGCTGATACTGTGTCAGTGCCAGCAACAGTCTCACGTTTCGCTCGTCCTGATAAACCACCGGCAAAAGCAACAGCCCGCCGGCGTCCAGTTTGTTCAGTTGCTGTATCAGTTCCGCTCTGTGCATCATGACTGCATATTCCTGTAAACGACCTCGCGCCAAATCTCAACATTATCGGGTGCGTGGAACACCATCTCCACGCGAAACCGCCCGTTGTCCTGCAGCGTCACTCTGCCGATTGTGACCGTGATGTCGTCATCAATTCTGAACTGATTTTTCACGCCGTGGCTGCCGTCCGGGTGCCAGTATCCCGCCAGGCATAGGTGCCCGTTGCCGGGTTTGTTTCGTCTGCTCATGTTAGCTCCAGTATTTCCAGCCATGTGTGGCCCTGTTCGCAGTCCGTCCATCGTTTGTCGATACTCAGCCGTGCCACTTGTGCATCGTCCTTCCAGTGGTCTTTGAGCGCGTCCAAAATTGACTTTGCCACGTTGTCCGCATCCGGTTTTTGCGTGTGCCATGCCTCACGCATGGCCTGTTGTTTTTTTCGGCTCCAGCTTTGCGGCATTGCGAACGCCACTTCAATAAACACGTTGACCGGCCCCGCAAACACCGGCCAATCTCGCGTGTATTCCGCCACCCTACGCTTGTACTCGTGGACTGGATGTTTCTTCGGCAGATAGGTGCGAGCAAATCCGCCCCGCGCTGATACCCTGTGCCGTGGCTGTGCCACCGGATTCCCGGGAATCTCAATTCCATATTTCTCACTCATCCGACTCCATCCCTCCCGCTGATGATGTTCTGCCAATCCGCTGAATTTCCACGGCCTGCGCTTTCGCACCCTGCCACCGACTGACCAGCAATTCCGGTGGCCACTCGGCCCGAATTGCTGCCGTCAATGGTCCCCAAATTTCTTCGAGTGTCGGGTCGCTCGTATGGTTGTGTTTCTGCCGCTGGATGTCTGCAGCGTTCGCAATGATCTGCTCACCGCCGTCCAGCTCGATCGTATACCGCCATTGCTCGCCCCTCGGGGGTGGCCACAGTTGGCGGACCACTCCCAAGAACCAGGCACCCTCGTGCATGACCTGAACAGCTTCGCCCAACCGTCGCCGTGTGTGAATGCTCCGTGCCATTTGCTCCATCCTCCCAGAAATAACCACCGGCGAATCATTCGCAGCGGGGATCAGCCGTCAGCGGACCTTGTGACTGCTGCGGTGGTTTTTGTTGGTTGTCACTCCTGCATCTTCCGACGCATAGCCACTGTCCGTAGGTCTTCCGGCACTGCCATTCCCAGTTGCTGCATTACTTCGATAACAGCCCGCGCCACGACGCCTGCTCGGTCAGTCAGTTCGCTGGAGGTCTTCTGCCGCTTCGGCGTAATGTTGCACGTGTGCAGCATTGATCGCAACGCCGCCTCTGTGACCTCTACGCCAGTGTCAGCCTGCAGTCGCTTGCGAATCTCCGGGACTGTGGCTTGTCTGCATTCCTCCGCGTGAACGGTCAGCCACTGCCCAACGGTCAACGTCTGCGCCATAGTCAGCCGATGTCTCTGAATTTTCCGCATCTTTGATTCCCTCTACTTTCGCACCACACAAAAACCAACCCGGCACCGTGCCGAGTCTCAATGCCTGAACACTGCCTTCGCCCTCGGGCAGTAGTACACACTGGCCTTGCCCGGCGTCGCACTTCGCACAATGCCGGACCCCAGTGCTTCCAAGTCTTCCAGATCGCGCGAGAATGCCCGCTCGTATCGATAGCCCATATAGCTGCGGCAGTCGGCCTTGCTGCG